CAGCCTTTATGCGAGCAAACTGTTGGGCCAAACTTTCGCCCACGGGTTGACCTGGATTGTTTTGCAACCATTGGTTATATGCTTCTGCTTTATTTGGATCGTAGCCGGCCATTTTTGTTTTCCTATAGCTTATTTACCGCTGTTAAAAACGGCGCAGTTTAACAAGAGGTTGACAATTGTTGTAAATATGCTACAATCCTTATAAGGAGACCTTGTCATAATATGACTTTATTACCAAAAGCGGCACCTCGTGTCAATTATCTAAACAACAGAGACATCTTGAAAGAGATTCACCACAGCAAGAACACCTATTGCTGGTATCGAGATCGAGCACTGGACCACCAATTTGATTTGATCCTACCTAGCCTGGACAAAATCAATCAACGCACCGTAGTGGAAGCAAGAAAAAATCGTGCTGATCGTATCAAACGCGAAACAGGCGAAGTGATTGACCAAAAGAAAATTCCCAACACTGACCTGGTGTTTAGGATCACTTGCTGGGATCATATCCCCATGGCGCCCAAAAAGATTACCAAAGCCGAAGCCAAACGCAAAAAGCTCGAGGACATCTTCGAACTGGACGATGTAGCAGAGGATCCCTTGGCAGAACTGTTAGATGTGCCGGTACTGGATCTAAATCATGTGCGAGTGAACTTTCCACCGTTTGAACAGTACAGACTGGACGAAGACAAAAAGCCTTACATTGTGGGCCGTAGTCACTGGAAAGGTGATTTAGAAACTGGAGAGTTTTCTAAGGATCACGGCGAGATGACCAAAAAGCTGGCACTGATGTTTATGAAACTGTGCGAACGCTACGCCACTCGTTCTAACTGGCGCGGCTACACCTACAACGAAGAAATGCGTGGACAAGCTCTACTTCAACTTAGTCAAATTGGTCTTCAATTTGACGAATCAAAATCGCAAAATCCCTTTGCTTACTATACCGCTGCTATCACTAATAGTTTTACACGAATTCTTAACATTGAAAAGAAAAATCAAAATATCAGAGATGACATCCTGGAGATGAACGGCCTTAACCCATCGTGGACTAGACAGAACTCCGGCAAAGCTGGCATGGCTGCCATGTCCGGACCGGTTGTATCTAGCTTGGATGAGTAGTATACTAGCAGGATGACTAATCTATTCCGCAAAGCCGCAATCTTCACTGACATACACTTTGGACTCAAATCCAATTCAACCTTGCACAATGAAGATTGTTTGGCTTTTGTAAAATGGGCCACTGCCAAAGCAAAAGAAGAGGGTTGCGAAACTGCCATGTTTCTTGGCGACTGGCACAACAATCGAGCCAGCCTAAACATTGTCACCCTAAACTACAGCCTTCGATCACTGGAGCACCTGAATGCTAATTTTGACCGCGTGTATTTTATACCTGGGAATCACGACCTTTATTATCGCGACAAGCGTGATATTCAAAGCGTGGAGTGGGCACGTCATCTCCCCAATGTGGAAATATGTAACGATTGGTTTAGTAGCGGTGACGTCGTTATTGCTCCTTGGCTTTGCGGGGATGACCATAAACGCATTCCTAAGCTGACCGGCAAGTACATGTTTGGGCACTTTGAACTGCCGGGCTATTTGATGAATGCCATGGTGGAGATGCCCGATCATGGAGAAGTACGCAGAGAAGACTTTGAGAATTTTGAACATGTATTCACCGGACACTTTCACAAGCGACAAACCAAAAAGAACATTACCTATATCGGTAATGCGTTCCCTCACAATTATGCAGATGCTGGTGACGACGAAAGAGGCCTCACTATACTGGAGTGGGGAGCAGCGCCTGAGTTTCATGCTTGGCCTGCTCAACCGACCTATAGAGTATACGGTCTCGCCAACCTTATTGATAACGCTCCAACTCTTCTTAAGCCCAAGATGCATGTGCGTGTTGGACTAGACATTGAAATTTCATACGAAGAAGCCAACTTCATCAAAGAAACATTCATCCGAGACTACGACCTGCGTGAGATGTCGCTTATCCCAAACAAGAACTCAGACGTGGACACAGACATGGCACCTGGCGAGATCAAGTTTGAGTCAGTAGATCAAATTGTCACAGACCAACTCACAAACATCGAATCAGAATTTTACGACAACAAGCTACTGCTAAAGATTTATCAAAACTTATGATCCAAATACGCGACCTTACTGTTAAAAACTTTATGAGTGTGGGTGCTGCCACACAGGCTATCAATTTTGATCGCACGGACCTTACACTTGTGTTGGGTGAAAACTTGGATCTAGGCGGTGATGGATCAAGAAACGGCACTGGCAAGACCACAATCATCAATGCCCTAAGTTATGCCTTGTATGGTCAAGCACTGTCAAACATCCGCAAAGACAACTTAGTAAACAAAACCAATGCCAAACACATGTTGGTCAGTTTAGACTTTCACATCAATGGCACAGACTACAAGATTGAGCGTGGGCGCAAGCCCAACGTACTTAAATTCTATGTCAACAACGAACACAAAGCCGCAGAAGACGAAGCACAAGGCGATTCAAGAGAGACACAAGATGCCATAGAGCGTATCATTGGCATGAGTCACGACATGTTCAAACATGTGCTGGCCTTAAACACCTACACAGAACCGTTTCTAAGTTTGAAGGCCAACGATCAACGCACTATAATTGAACAGTTGTTGGGTATTACCTTACTGAGTGAACGTGCAGACCGCATCAAAGAACTCAACCGTCAGACCAAAGATGCCATCCAGTCTGAAGAGTTTAGAATCCGTGCTGTACAAGAAGCCAACAAGCGCATTGAAGAACAGATTGCCAGTTTAGAAAAGCGCCGGACCATGTGGTTCAAAAAACAACAGGAAGATTGTGTAGGGTTTGAAACGGCCATTGGCGATCTTGAACACATTGACATTGATGCCGAAGTACAAGCACACAGAGACTTGGAAGCGTTTCACGTCAAGAAAAAAGCCATTGATGAGGCTAATCGATACATTCGACAAATTGCCGCAGATGATGTCAAGCAACAAAAACTTTTAGACAAACTTCGAACAGAGATTGCGGCCCTTGACGATCATAAGTGTCACAGTTGTGGACAAGATTTGCATGACAACAAACAAGACGAACTCAAACAGGCCAAAGAAGAACTGTTGCGTGAAACTGCATTGCAGTTGTTGGCCAATGACACACAGCGCCAAGAGCATCAAGACACACTTGCCAGTTTGGGCGAGCTAGGCACCGCACCCACTGTGTTTTACGACACATTGGAAGATGCACTGAATCATCGCAACACTCTTAGCACCTTGCGCACTAGTTTGGATACACGAAAAACGGAATCTGATCCATACACAGAACAAATTGCAGACATGCAAGGGCAAGCCTTACAAGTTGTAAGTTATGATCATTTGAATGAGCTCACTAGAGTGCAGGATCATCAGGACTTTTTGCTCAAACTGCTGACCAGCAAAGACTCGTTTGTGCGTAAGAAGATTATTGAACAAAATTTGAGCTATCTCAATCAACGTCTAACACATTACTTGGATCGGATTGGTTTGCCACACACAGTGAAGTTCATGAACGACTTGAGTGTGAGCATCGAAGAACTGGGTCGTGAACTGGACTTTGACAACTTGAGTCGTGGTGAACGCAATCGATTGATACTCTCTATGAGTTGGGCGTTCCGTGATGTGTGGGAAAGTTTATACTCGCCCATTAACCTGTTGTTTATTGACGAGATGATTGACAATGGCCTGGACACACAAGGTGTGGAGAATGCCTTGGGTCTGTTGAAGAAGATGAGTCGCGAACGCCATAAGAGTATTTGGTTGGTCAGCCATAGAGATGAACTTACCAGCAGGGTAGAAAACATTCTCAAAGTTATCAAAGAAAACGGCTTTACCAGCTATAACACGGATGTAGAAATTGCGTAAGATCAAAGTATTACACCTTGAACCCACCGATGTGTGCCAAGCCGCATGCCCAGCATGTGCTAGAGAAACTGACTCAAAGTTTCGCAAGGATCAAAAACATCATTTATCCATTGGGCACATACAACGACATTTCTCTGATCGCAGGATCAAGAGCCTAGACAAGGTTTTCATGTGCGGCAACTACGGCGATCCAGCCGCTGGTGCATATACTGGTGACATGTACAAATGGTTTAGACAGCTAAACCCCACAATCACACTTGGTATGAATACCAACGGTGCCATACAAAACACTTTCTGGTGGCATGAAATTGGACGCTTGTTCAATCAGTCCCAGGACTATGTGGTATTCAGCATTGATGGATTAGAAGACACCAATGGCGTGTATAGAAAAGGTGTTAACTGGACCAAGCTCATGCAAAATGCACAGGCATTCATTGAAGCAGGCGGTTCGGCACACTGGGATATGTTGATCTATCAACATAACGAACATCAAGTAGACGAGTGCGAGCAGCTGGCTCGCAACATGGGTTTCAAATGGTTTCGTGCCAAAGTCAGCAAACGACCACTAATTGGTAGACTGGAATGGCCACGCAGCTATCAAGCACACTCATTTGAAGGTGCTATAAAGTGTCATGCACAGCAAGAAAAAAGTGCGTACATAGATGCTCGTGGCAATCTTAGTCCGTGCTGCTGGATTGGTGCCACACAAACAGATTTTGTTCGCACTGATTCTGTAGTGGATTTTTATTCAAAGAAACATGCAACTTGTGTTGCAACTTGCTCAACAGATCAATCACAAACAGCATTTTCAAATCAATGGCGTAAAGAGATAGAGTTATGTTAGCAACTTGGCATTTTCACATTGAGATCTCCAGCAAGTGTACCTTGCGGTGTCCTCGGTGTGCCCGCCAAGAAGTACCTGACAGTCTTATTAACACTGAATTAGATTTAGAGTTTTTTAAACGCAACTTCACTCCCGAGTTTGTGAGAACCAATGTTGAGAAGATTACATTCTGTGGCGATGATGGCGACCCTATCTATGCACACGACTTGATCCCTGTAATTAGCTATCTTAAAAATATAAAACCTGTTGAAATTGTGATTGTCACTAACGGATCACACAAAAAATTAACTTGGTGGACTCAATTGGGTACTTTGTTGGACTCAAAAGATAGTGTTCACTTTAGTATAGATGGATACGATAACGCCAGCAATAACTTGTATCGTGTAAACAGCGATTATGACAGCATCATTGATGGGTTACAAACATTGCGTAGCATAAGTGATTGCCAAATTGTGTGGGCTGCTATTGCATTCAAGTTCAACGAACATCATATAGACACAATGAAAAAAGTTGCCCGACAACTTGGTGTGGACAGATTTCAATTGACCAAGAGCACAAAGTTTGGCAGTGTGTATCCATCATATGGCGTGGATGATCCGTTGCAACCCAGCGTAAAATTTGTCAGCAGTTCACATCGCTTTGAACGTGAATTTACCCCTTTAACAGAAGCAGGCAAATGTACTGCGATTCCGCTCACAAACAACCGACTATTCAATCAAACTCAAAGTCGTAACGGTGTTACTCCGTTATGCGAGATAGGCAACAAAGGATTGTACATTGATGCCCGCGGCAGGTTATTTCCTTGCTGTTGGGTAGCCAATAGATACAATCACAATTCAGACTGGCAACAACTAGCAAACAACTTCGATCTAAACACAAAAACATTAACAGACGTATTAGCAGATAACTTTTGGGCTAACGAGTTCCAAACTTTCAAGTGGCAAGAATGTCAAACCAAATGCTCTAGCGCATTAGTTGACGAAAACTACGCCACTTCTTGGTAAAAGGACTAACTATAGCACATAATCAAATTTGCACATGACATGGCTTTATCAAGATACCCCAATTGAGACACTGCCCGAAGAATGTGTAGGTTTTGTTTATCTAATCACAAATAATCTATCTGGACGCAAGTACATAGGCAAAAAATTAGCAAAGTTTAGCAAAACAACATATAAAATAGTCAAACAAAAAAACGGCACAAAGAAGCGGAAGAAGATACGATCAAAGATCGATAGCGATTGGAGAGAGTACTACGGGTCAAGCCCAGAATTGACCGCAGATGTAATCAAATTAGGCACCGAAAACTTTACCAGAGAAATACTTTACTATTGTAAATCAAAATCAGAATGTTCGTACATTGAAGCAAGAGAACAGTTCACAAGAAAAGTATTAGAATCAACAGATTATTACAACGGCCATATTCAAGTTCGTGTGCATGGCTCGCACATCATCAACAAACTTTAATCACGACTCTGTGCTGAGTGTTTGACTCAGCCCCATTGAGGAACGGTGCAATACCCGGTCCAGACTTGGGCGTCAAAGGCAACTGTTAACTTAAGGCAGCAAATGGTTTGGGCTCTGTGAAAAAGCAACCCATGCTCGTAGGATTTAGATCTATTCTGGATTACTAGGGTTCCGTTGATATGTGAAGCTAGAGTAGGGGGTACCGGTCAACCGCCTCCGTGTGTGCAAACACAATCTCTTTAGAATAGATGACTGGGCTACTCGGATGATGCTCTCTCATGTTCACCGTGCATACGGTGAATTATGACCAGTTAATCTGGATGATACTAATTCAAGAAACAGTTAGTTGTTGAGCGATAGCGAAAACAACAGACTTGCGTAGCAAGTCTTTAATCATCTAAGTTAGTATCTGGCCAATCTCTAAACAGTGCATGTTGTATTGTACCTGAAACAAACTGATTGAATGACTTGTGTTTCTCTTCGAGTTCGCCTTTGAGTGGTGCAACTCGTTTGAATGCTGAGTCCATTTGCGCCATGTCTCGAAACTCCATAATAATCATCCATTCGGGCATGTCTGCGATTGAACGGAATCCCATCTTGCAACGAGTGATTCTGTAGTCCATCATTCGATCTTCTGAAACCAAATGATCAAAGAAACTTTTCATTCCGTTCACCCAGTCAAGGTCTGAGATGTCGCCTTCTTTGTCTGCCCAAATTGTGTATAAGTCTGCCATGTTTACTCCAGTGGTCCTAGTATTTCAAATCCCGCCATGTCGGATTTGTATAAGTGTGCTTGCTCAAGGTACAAGTATTGGAATCCACGTTCCTTGTAGATAGCACACTCTGTTTTCATTGTTTCAATGCCCAATCTCATCTTGGGCTTGTTGTAGTTCCATGCAAATTGATCGCACAGTGCGTTATGATCGTCGTAGCGTTTGATTAGACTAAATGCAACCAGCCGATCTTGATCATAATATCCAATCACATCAGTCATTGAATCTGTGTATCGACTGTCAAATATAGGCATCACACTTGCAAAATGTTTGTATTTGCAGTAGTCTCTATAGATAGAATTTAACTGCTTGATATCAGGATCATGCAAGTACTTCCACTTTACACTTGGTGTATAGTTTGTTTTTGCTAGATCAATTCTGGCAAACTGATAACTCATCTTGGATCCTGTCGATGCTGAAACAATCCCTGCAAGTACTCTTCTGGCCAGTTGTGATAGAAGCCTTTTTCTGCCATGGTGCGAGCTTTGGTGTTTAAGTCACTAAGACTTTGCACTAGAGCTAATGCATATTTGCCTTGATTCATGCATACACCGTTTACCATCTCAACGTCTGCGGGATGATCTTCAAGTGCAATAATATCTGCTTTTAGAAGATGTTCGTGATTGGCATTTTTTAAACTGCCGCTGAATATTTCATATGGCCAAGCCACAGGATCGTACACATAGATTATGACTTCACGATCGCCCATGCCCCAACGTGCTTGATTCTTCAAATCAAAGTAGGGATCTACGCCTATTCGCACATCGTAACTTTTCTTCATGCGTGCTGAGCGTGCATAAGGACAAGGAGCCCAGCCGCCAAGAGCAGGATGTGGAACTTCCACAAAGTTCACAATCCAGTTTTCTATATCTTGAGTGACTGTTTCAATATCCATTAGAAGAACGGCAAGTTTGTTTTCTTGGTAGTTTCAATATTTTCTTTGGCCAATGCAGCAATCATTGCACGTTCGTTGCTGCTGAGTTGTAATACTTGTTCGTAAGTGATGCCGCCGCGCATGTGCCAGGCCAATTTGAATCCTTCTTCTCGAATTGAATTGGCCTCCTTTTCCATGCCCTCAATCATCTCATTGATTTGTTCTGCGCTTGCGGTTAGGAGGCGGCGCCGAAAAAATTTGCTGTATCCAAAGTAATGTTCTGCTCGTATTCATGTTCGCAATTGGAACATTTCATTTTTATTGGTTTGAATTCGTCATAGGCACGAATTTTGATTGCATGATCTCTAATCTCACCGTACAGTTGACGATCGCAATTCATCAAGAAATCTTCAATAAATTCTGGTTCAGACACTAGGGCCTGCGGTGTCTTGATTCCGATAATGCTACTTCTAATAGCTTTCACAGTGATCTTGGTGATCTGTTGAATAGCCTCGTTTAGCATTTTGGTTTTTTGTTCTTCAGTCAAATCTGAATTTGGCAACTGTGCTAACACACGTTGTTGTTCAAATTGCAACAGGTTAATTTCTGTTTGTTTTTCATATGCAACAGACTGGAAGTAAATTTCAAGATCACCGTGCTTGACAGATTCTGAAAAGTCTGGTGTATCTAATGTATCCAATAGATTTTTCAGATCTAGTTCAAAATTATTCTCTGTTTCGCACTTTTCACAAGTTGTGTCAACTTCCATCATTGGTCCATAACTGGCAATACGAATGGCTGTGAGGATAGTGTTGAGATCGCAGTTGGGCATGTTCCAAGCATTTTTAATGCTGGGTATGCAACTTTGTACCACACTCACAATAGCTGCTCCGTTGAACAGTGCGTCAGGAGTGCGATAGGTAATTTCGTCCATGGCAGTCATGGGCAGAATTGGCAGTTCTCGATTGACTGGCATGTCTATGCTGCCAGGCGGCCAAAATTGTCCATCACTGGGCAAGCGAATGTAAATGGCAGGTTGACGGAAAAACGCTCGTAGCGGGTTCAAAGATTGGGTCATTTTATTACCTATAAATATACTTCTACTTATAGGTAATAAACCATGGCCATGACAGAAGAAGAATTAAGACAACTCGGTGAACAAATGCGTGAACTCAATGGGTTCACAAGATTTCAATCTGAAGCTGCTGCCGCTGCTGCTGCCGAAACTAAAAGACTTGGGCAAGAAGAAAAAGCAGCGGCTGAAGCATCTGCTCGATTCAAAGCCAAAATGGATGCTGCGACCGGCGCGACCGGTGCAGTGGTTGATGCATTTGTTACCTACAATAAAAGTGTTTATAAAGGCGCTAGTGCCAATGAAGCCGCAGCCCAAAGCATGGAAAAAATGGGCGAGGCGGCCAAATATGCAGGTGCATTTTTGGCAATCCTGGTTCCTGGTGGACCAGTAGTTAAAGCGTTAGTTGCTGGCCTAGGATTGCTAACCGGTAAACTACTAGAAGCCGGTGCTGAAGTAGCAAGACATACTGATCAAGTCTTTAAAGCCTATCAAGACATGGCTAAAATTGGTGCCACTGGTGCAGGTGGCATGCAAGATGTGTTTGACGGCTTGCAAAAAGTTGGATTAGGCACAGAAAAATTTGGTGAGTATCTTAAACTTGTAAATGAAAATTCCAAAGATTTAGCATTGTTTGGAGGTTCAGTTCTCAAAGGTCGCAAGGCTTTTGAGGATACCATGGGGTCGTTGACTAGAGAACAACGTGTGCAGATGGAGCTGATGGGCCTGGACAGAACTGCTCAATCAGAAGCTGTAATGGGTTATATCAAGCAACAACGCTTGTTGACCATGGGCACCAAAACTCAAATGGACACCAGCAGCACTGCTGTGATGAAGTACATCAAAGAAACTGATGAACTAACACGCATTACTGGCATGAATCGTCAAGCACAACAAAAAGCTCTTGATGAAGCCATGAGCCGAGAACAGTTTGCAGCATCTATAGCAAAGATACAGCGAGAACAAGGCAAGGAAGCCGCAGAAGCAGCCAAGAACACTCACGCCATGTTGTATGCCATTGATCCCAAAGCTGGACGTCAATTTGCAGACAGTCTTTCAGGATTCATTGGCTCAAGTGAAGATGCTCAACAAGCATACATGGCCACCGGTGGTAAGATCACAGAAGTAAGCAATCGGTTCATGTCCGGGCAAATTAAATCTCAAAAGGATGCTGTAGCAGCCGCCCAAGAACTGGCTGTAGCTTATGGGCAAACTGCTGAACAGTTTGAAGGTCAGGCTTTGATGGGGAATCTAAGTTCTACTGTAGGCAGCGTTCAGATGTTGTACAAAATGCAACAAGCTGCCAGCAACGATCTCAATGCAAATTATGAGCAAGCAGTCAAAGATGCAGAACAGCGTGACAAAACAACCACAACAATGGCCGAGGCTGAAAATGCAACTAGAGAAACTCAATTGATGTTGCAAGAAGAACTCAACAAGTTGATGCCTGCATACGTTGAAAAAACTGCTGAAGCTGCTGAAGCAAATAGAAAATTAGTAGAAGCCACTGGCAAACTTGCAGCAGATATAATGGATGACTTATCTCCAGCATTTAAAAAATTGTTTGAAGCATTAAGTCCTATGGTAACAAAAATAGGCGATTTGATGAAAGACCATGTGCTGCCAGCATTGGTAAGAGCAATTGAAAGTCTGGCTAAATTTATAACAAAATTTTCTGGCGGCGTTCTTGATGTAATGAATGCTGACGGCACAGATGCTAAAGTTAAAGCTGCTGGCAAAGCTGGACTGACGGAAACCGCAGCCAGTGCTGGAGGGGCTTATCTTGGCATGAAAGCTGGAGCTGCTGGCGGAGCACTCTTGGGATCTGTTGTGCCTGTTATTGGTACAACAGTGGGTGCAGCAGTGGGTGCAGCTCTTGGTGGTGCCGTTGGATATTTTGGAGGTGGAGGATTAGGCAGGGCTGCGGATGCATCAGCACAAGACAAAAGTGGTATGCAACAACTTGCAGCTATGTTTGGCAGAAAAGATGAAGCAGAAGTAGAAATAAGTGAAAGAGATAAAGCCTTTTTAGAAAAACATAAAGCAGGCATTGGCACAAGAGCTGCTGGTGGACCAGTCTCAGCCAAAACCCCATACCTAGTGGGTGAAGAAGGTCCAGAACTGTTTGTTCCCAGCCTGGCTGGCGACATTGTACCCACTGGTCAACTGCAAGGAACCACCGGCTCAGCACTAAAGCAAAGTGATGCAATTGAAAAAATTGTTGACCAAATTGTTTTGGATATCAAGTCAAGACAAAAAATTTCAGACATCGATGCTGACCGCGCAAAAAATCACAGTGATGAACTGAAAACTCAAACTGAAAAAATTAACAAGTCTATCAACGACATTGTTGTTAGCAGTAAAGAACTAGACAGCATTAATAAAATAGATCTCAAACGTGCTCAAGACTATAGTATTTTTTACAAAGGATTTATTGAGACCAAAACCAAGTTTGAAAAAGATCAACTGGAAGCAATAAACTATCAACTTACTGAAGGATCTAGTGGCGGTCAACAAGGCAGCGGCAGCTCTGGTGGCGGTCTAAAATTGCCCAGCATGCCCGGTATTTCAGGCATGGGTGGCGGCCAAGGACTGCAAACTACCAAGCAAGACGACTTGTCTAAGATGGGATTGAATATCAAAGCTGGCGACGTTCAAGCTGAAGGTGCAGGCATTAGCCCCAGATTAATTGAACTAGCACGTCAAATACAAAGTGGAGTTCCAGGATTTGGATATTTCAGTGCATTCAACGACAAGTTCCATCAAGAGAAAGCACCTGGCAGTCAACATGCCAAGGGCCTGGCACTGGACTTTACTGTGGCACAACAGCCCAGCGTTGAAGAAGGCAAAGCCATCACTGATTGGCTTAAAGGCCTAGGTGCCAGTTTGGCCATTGACGAATACAACAATCCCAGTTCAAAATCCACAGCAGGACATTTCCATGCACAAATTCCCGGCTTTGAAGATGGTGGAATGCTGGGTGCAGGCAAAATAGGCATTGCAGGCGAAGGCGGCAAACCAGAATTGATATCTGGACCTGCTAGTATTACGCCAATGAACGACCTAATGGGTGCGTTAAACAGTCTCAATGCTACTATGGAACGAAGCTATGACACATTGTCTGAAATTGCCAGAATTAGCAAAGCTACTAGTGATTCAAGTGCTAAGATGCTGTCGTATGCACAGAACTAACGGTAAATAAACAACCATGGCAGAACAAAACAAACCCGGCTGGAAAAAATATTTTAAGGTAGCAGACACTACTGGAGTGATGAGTCCAATTTCTGGAACTAATCAATTCGGCTTTCCGGGATACGGCAAGAACGATGGCGGAATGGGCAACACCAATGAGTTTGGATTCCGCAACTATGCCAGCAGACTGCCAGAAGTTTACTCTGGTCACCCCAACAGAATTGAGCGTTACAATCAGTATGAGAACATGGACATGGACTCAGAAATCAACGCCTGTTTGGATATCATTGCAGAGTTCTCCACACAGCTAAATGAACAAAACGGCACGCCGTTTGACATTGACTATCAAGACAAACCCACTGATCACGAAATTGAAATCATCCGCAAGCAGATGAAGCAGTGGGTCAAGCTAAACAAACTGGATCAGCGTATATTCAAACTGTTCCGCAACACCATCAAGTACGGCGATCAAATTTTTGTGCGCGATCCAGAAACATTTGAAATGATGTGGGTGGACATGAGCAAGTTGGCCCGTGTGATTGTGAACGAATCAGAAGGCAAACGTCCTGAGCAGTATGTGATCCGTGACATCAACCCCAACTTTCAAAACATGACTGTGGCAGCAAAAACCACCACAGACTACATGACCAATCCTGTTACAGGATCAATCTCTGGCAGCTCTAACTACACCATGCCCAACGGCGGCACAGGTGGTGGCGTGGGCAACAGTCGTTTCATGACAGCCATGAACGAAGTTTGCTTAGACGCCAAGCATGTGGTGCATATGAGCCTAAACGAAGGCCTAGACACATTCTGGCCATTTGGCAAAAGCATACTAGAAAACATCTACATGGTGTTCAAACAAAAGCAATTGCTAGAAGACTCGATCTTGATCTATCGTGTGCAACGTGCTCCGGAGCGTAGAATTTTTAAAATTGACGTGGGCAACATGCCGTCACACTTGGCCATGCAGTTTGTGGAACGTGTGAAAAACGAAATGCACCAGCGTAGAATCCCCACTGTTACAGGTGGTGGAAACAACATGATGGATGCGTCTTACAACCCACTTTCAGTAGGTGAAGACTACTTCTTTCCACAAGGTCAAGACGGTCGAGGATCGTCAGTTGAAACATTGCCCGGCGGTCAGAACCTAGGCGAAATTGACGATTTAAAGTATTTCAACAACAAAATGGCCCGTGGTTTGCGTGTGCCATCTAGCTATTTGCCCACTGGTCCAGACGATTCAGACCGTGTGACAAGTGACGGAAAAGTAGGCACAGCCCTTATCCAAGAGTACAGATTCAACCAGTATTGCGAGCGATTGCAAGCGTTAATTGTGCAGAAATTAGACGACGAATTTAAGATGTTCTTGAAGTGGCGTGGGTTTAACATTGACTCTAGCCTGTTCAACATCAAATTTAATGCACCACAAAACTTTGCAAGTTATCGACAATCAGAACTGGATAACACCAGAATAACGTCTTTTACAGCGTTAGAGCAGTTGCCTTACATGAGCAAGCGTTTTATGCTAGAACGTTTCTTGGGATTGACCGAAGACGAAATTCAGAAGAACGAAGAGTTGTGGCGTGAAGAACATGATGACGTTGACGCACCTTCTGTGGCTGGCAGCGACTTGCGAGCTGTGGGTGTAACGCCAGGGGGCATGGAAGCTGACATAACTACTGGTGAAGAAATGGCTGCTATGAACCAACCAGGCGCAGAAGGCATGACAGGTCCTGGCGCAGCACCTCCAGCAGCTGGACCCGGAGCACCAGGTACCGTATAAATAACATCATGCTACTGACAGAAATCTACAATCAACAGCCTCAAGCCTATCAAGACCTGAGTCAAGACAACAGTCAATTGCAACTCAGCGACTTGCGTAAAACTCGCTTGACTTTGCGCCAGCTAAACAAACTGCGCAAAATGAACGACATTCGTTCAGTGGAGTTTAAAGACAAACTCAAACTGATACGTCGACAGTACCAACCTCCCCCACAACCCTTAGCCTAATCAGTCGGCAAGAAAAAACAGCCGTTTTGAGGGTTAATCACTATAGTTTTTGACTGTTATATTAAATAACAGCACACTTTACCTATAGGAGTTTACCCAATATGAACCGTTTTGAACAATTGATCGAATATGTGATCAACGACGAAGATGCAAAGGCCCGCGAACTTTTCCACGACATTGTTGTGGAAAAAAGCCGCCAAATCTATGAAAACTTAATGGCCGAAGAAGCCGAAGAAGAATTAGACGAAGCTGAAGAAGACGACCTTGACGAAGGCATGATGGGCGGCGACGCTGCTGATGACCTTATCGACAACGTTGAAACTGAAGAAGAAATGAGCATGGAAAGCGAAGATGACGCTGATGCTGAATTTGACGACGAAGCTGAAGAAGCTGGTGCTGACCTAACTGGTGATTTAGAAGCTGATCACGATGAGTTTGGGAGCGACGAAGGTGGTAGCGACGAAGCTGCTACCAAAGACGACATTATGAATTTAGAAGACAAACTAGACCAGTTGATGGCCGAGTTTGAAGCTGCCATGGGCGGTGACGATATGGGCGACGGCGACGGTTTTGGTCCTGAAGAAGGTGGCGATGCCATCGAAATGGACGACACCGGCGAAATGGAACCAGGCATGATGGAAGCCATCAGCTTAAAAGCAGCCCCAAAGCCAGTGACCACCGAACAAGGTAATGGCAAAGCAGGTCCTGTGGCATTTAACTCAGGTGCAACTGGTATGGCCAGCAAGCCTGTACACACTGGCACAGACGGCGGTGGTCATCATGACACCACTGCTTATCGCAACTCAACCAAAGACTTGATTGGCAAAGTGGGTAACACACCTGCTCAATCAACACAAGATCTCAAGCCTGCTACCAAGCCACATTTGGGCCAAGCATCAGGCGTGAACAACACCAGCCCACTGCCAAGCGGTCGTAAGGGTTAATTAGATGTCATCTAGATACCTAAGGGAAGATCTTACTTTTAGCCAAGCCAACATCCAAGTTTTGGAAGAAGCTGATGTTGGCGGCAAAAAGCACCTCTATCTCAAAGGCATTTGCATTGAAGGCGACAAGAAAAATGCAAATGAGCGTATCTATCCTCGACATGAAATTATCAAGGCAGTTGAAACCATCAACGAACAGATCCGTAACGGTAACTCCGTTTTAGGTGAAGTGGACCATCCAGACGATCTCAAGATTAACTTGGATCGTGTGTGCCACACAGTTGACGGCATGTGGATGGACGGACATGCTGGTTGCGGCAAGTTGAAAATTCTGCCAACCCCAATGGGTGAATTGATAAAGACTCTGTTGACATCTGGCGTAAAGCTGGGTGTTAGCAGTCGTGGATCAGGTAATGTTGATGACAGAACCGGACATGTAAGTGACTTTGAAATAGTCACTATAGATGTGGTTGCCCAACCCAGTGCTCCTAATGCGTATCCTACAGCAATCTATGAAGGCCTCATGAATATGAAGCACGGTCATAAGATCTTAGAGATGGCTAGAGAGTCTGGTCAGGACGACAAAGTGAAAAAGTATCTCGCAAGTGAGGTTAAACGCCTCATCCGAGAACTTAAAATCTAAGGAGAATGAGGCATGTTTGATGCTATTAAACCATTGCTAGATAGCGGATTAATTAACGAAGATGTTAGTAAGGAACTCAACGAAGCTTGGGAATCTAAACTGACAGAAGCTCGTGAATTAGTTCGTGCTGAACTTCGTGAGGAGTTTGCACAACGCTATGAGCACGACAAGTCAGTGATGGTAGAAGCCCTAGATAAGATGGTAACAGAAGGTCTCGCAGGAGAACTGGCTAACGTTGCTGCTGAAAAGCGTAACCTGGCCGAAGACCGTGTGAAGTTTCAACACAAGATGAAAGAGTCAGCTACAAAGTTTAACAGCTTTTTAGTTACCAAACTTTCTGAAGAAATTTCTGAACTGCGTAAAGACCGTAAAATGCACGCTGAAGGTGTCAATAAACTTGAAAACTTCGTTGTGCAGGCTCTGGCTAGAGAAATCACAGAATTCGCAAAAGACAAACGTGATGTCGTGGAGACAAAAGTGCGTCTGGTGCGTGAGGCTCGTGAAAAGCTAGAAGGACTCAAGTCACGATTCATCAAAGAATCTGCACAAAAAATGAGTTCTGCTGTTAGCCGTCACTTGAAGGCTGAACTGAACCAATTGCAAGAAGACATCAAGGTTGCTCGCGAGAACAATTTTGGTCGTCGTATCTTCGAAGCGTATGCTACTGAATTTGGCGCTACTCACTTGAATGAGAAAGCCGAAGTTCGTAAGTTGCATAACACAATTGCGCACAAAGACAAGAAATTGTCTGAGGCAATTCGTCTCACCGAGAAAGCCAAAGTCTTGGTTGAGAATAAAGAGCGCGAACTGCGTATGATTAAAGAGTCCAATGAGCGTCAAAGCACAATGGATGAATTGCTACGTCCCTTAAACAAGGAAAAGCAAGAAGTCATGCGTAATTTGCTTGAAAGCGTCCAAACTAACCGTTTGAAAAACGCATTCGAAAAGTATCTACCAGCAGTGTTGGAAGACCGATCAGCTAAAGCCCGCAAGGTGATTTCTGAACAAGTATCCGCAGTTACCGGTGATAAGACAGTTCCACAAAAGTCAGAATCTGATGATGATCGCAGCAATGTGATTGACCTCAAGAGACTGGCTGGACTGTGATAATAAAAATTTAGGAGACTTAAATGTCACAAGAACTTTTAGAAAGTCGCTGGGGCGAGACCAAAGAAGCTCTGCTTGAAGGTCTGAACGGCACCAAGCGCAACTCAATGAGTGTTATCCTGGAAAACACCAAGCGTTACTTGAAAGAGAACGCAAGTGCTGGATCAACCTCTTCTGGCAACATTGCCACACTTAACCGTGTGATTCTGCCAGTTATCCGTCGTGTGATGCCAACTGTTATTGCTAACGAGTTGGTTGGTGTTCAGCCAATGACTGGCCCTGTTGGTCAGATCCACACTCTGCGTGTTCGCTATGCACAAAGTTTGACTGATACTTCTGCTGCTGCAACTTCTGTTACAGCTGGCCAAGAAGCATTGTCACCCTTTACAATTGCTACTGCATACTCTACAGTTCCTCAAGGTACTACTTCTACCAATGCTTACACTGGTGGAAACACAGCTACCATGGAAGGTACTGGCGGTAAGCAAATCAGCGTTCAAATCTTGAAACAAGCTGTTGAAGCCAAGACCCGCAAGCTGCAAGCTCGCTGGACTTTTGAATCTGCACAAGACGCACAAGCCATGCATGGTATTGACGTTGAAGCAGAAATCATGGCTGCTCTTGCACAAGAGATTACCGCTGAAATCGACCAAGAGATTCTTTTGAGCTTGCGCTCATTGGCTTCTACTGAGTTCACATACAACCAAGCTACCGTTTCAGGTACAGCTACATTCGTTGGTGACGAACACGCCGCATTGGCAGTGTTGATCAACCGTGTTGCTAACTTGATCGCCCAACGTACACGTCGTGGCGCTGGTAACTACGCTGTTGTTAGTTCAGCTGCTCTAACAGTGTTGCAAAGTGCAACAACTTCAGCTTTTGCTCGTACCACAGAAGGCACCTTCGAAGCACCTACAAACACTAAGTTTGTTGGTACATTGAACGGTTCTATGCGTGTGTTTGTTGACAGCTATGCTGCTGACACCACACCAGTTTTGGTTGGCTACAAAGGCTCTTCAGAAGCTGACGCTCCTGCATTCTACTGCCCATACATTCCGTTGATGAGCAGTGGTGTTGTGTTGGATCCAACAACCTTTGAACCAGTGGTGTCATTCATGACACGTTATGGTTACATTGAGTTGACCAACACTGCAAGTTCGTTCGGTAACGCCGGCGACTATGTGGGTGAGATCGCAGTATCTAACTTGTCATTCTCCTAATCAGAGAACCAACCCAGGGATGGGAAGGCAAAGAACCTGCTTCGGCAGGTTTTTTGTTGGCTAAGTATTTGCATGCGAGTATTCAGACACTCTGTTAGAGATATATTTTTGTTAGTTCAAACGTTGGTAACTGTGGCAGTGCCAATAATTTTTGCAATCTCTAATCCAGATGTTGTATGGTGGGTGTTGCTGTTACCGCTGCATGTGATGTTAATACTGTGTTGTAATAATACATCAGTACATCATCATTCACATTGGGAAACATTCAACAGCAAAATACTAAATCGTGTGTACGAATGTGTGTTGTCAGTAGCAGGTGCAACTCCCGTACAAGTGTATAGAAATTCACATTTGATTCACCACAAATTTGTAAACGATCCTCCGGTGAGTAAAGATATAATCAGCGTACTAGCCAACGGAACTGACGGTCAAGCCGAAAACGCCTGGAAATTTTGTTTGGGCTGGACTGTAAAAACTAACTTTTTGTATGGCTGGGCGACTGGCAAAATAAAATTAATGCCATTGGTTAAACTGGCACACTGGCAAAGAGAAGCAGGCACCCTGGCAGCGTTTACATTGCTTTTGTTGTTGCTGAACTTTGAATATGGTCTTTGGTGGTTTTTTGTAGTGTGCCCAGTCATGCAGTTTTTAAATGCTGCCTGGCATTACGGAGAACATTGGGGAGCCCATGATCGCAGAGGAGACACCACACAAGACTCTGTGGGCATATACAACTGGTGGTACAATACGTTTTGTTTTAACTCAGGACTGCATCAAGAGCATCATCACAAGCCAGGTGTGCATTGGACTAAATTACCATCAGTAACGCCATTATTACATCCTGACAGAGTCACAGCCGGTGGCATGCACATTTTTAACGTGCCTTGGTCAGCAGATTTAAAAAAGTTGATTAAACTTTAAACCAACTGAGATATTGAGCTATTTTCTTTGTGACTGACGCCCAGTCATCTTGTGCAGGCTGTCTGAATAGTCGTGCAGTTGAATACCAAGGGCAATCATCACGTCCTAACAAGTAGCGCCAATCTGTACCAAACCAGTTGAGCATGATCCAAGTAGGTCTACCTAGTGAACCACTCAAGTGACTTACAGCCGTATCAACACCAATCACAACGTCCATGGCCATGATTAAGGCCGCAGTGTCTGCAAAATTTTGTATGGTACCGGGAAATCTGCTTACACCAGCAGCCTCTAATGCAGCTTCTTCTTCCGCATTAGCATCAATTTGCAAGTTAACCCACTCATACTGTGGATTGGACTTAATTAAGTCTAGCATCACAGGAAACGGCATGCCTTTGTGTTCATTTAACCAGTTGTCTTTTCTACCACTCCAACAAAATCCCACTCGCATGCGATTCTTTGGACCCAGGCGTTGCAGCCACTCTTGTTGTTTGCCCATGTCAGCATTGAGATAGTTTACAGGTCTTGGCAAGTTTTCTAATGTCACACCCAAGATACCAGGAATGCTCATGATGGGAGTCCAGTAGTCAAATTCACCCACATCATCAATATACCTTCCAATAGTTTCAATCAGAGGGCTACCAGCAAACAATGGGATCAATGAATCAGTAACTTTGAGTTTGATCTTTGCACCCATTGTGTGTAGATTGTAAATGAATCTCACAAACTGAATATTGTCTCCGTGACCTTGTTCGCCTTCTACAAGTATAGTCTTGTCTTTGAGATCTTGCCCTGTCCATCTTGGCTGTATGTATTTGGGCAATTGACCAGCCAAGTGTTCATAGTTCCAACGAGTTTCATACTGGCGCCATCCGTCTCGATAGTTGCCCATTTGCAACAATGCCACAGCAAGATTAAATTGTGCTGTAGCCGAAGTGGGTTCTAGTATAATGGCATGTTGTAAAAATGGTAAGGCTCTAGCTGGTTGTCCGCATTCTCTCATGACATTGCCATAGTTGTTCCAAGCCGCTGATGAGTCAGGATCGTCGACAAATGCCTGAGCATAACATTTAAGAGCTTCCATTGGGCGATGTTGTGCTCTAAGGTCGTTGCCTTGAGCGATGAGAGTGTTAGTATCCATGGCTATATTTAAGGTGCAATCCAAGCCATTTTACATTTTTGCTAAATACTTGTCAACGCAATACGGCGTTTTATGCAGTTCACCCCTGCGTAGCGGCTAGAACCCGCATTGGGCTTCTTTAAGGAGAAATCAAATGGCAAGAGCTCTTAAAATTCAAAAGTACGGTACCGCACAAGGTATCACAATCAATTCCGATGGCACAGTAAATCAACCTGCTGCCGCTGTGGCAGTTGATCAAGGTTATCCAAACTTTGGATCATTGACTGATCCAGTTTACAACTCAGCAGGCACATTGAGTGCTGCTGACTTTTTGGGTGTGGTCGGCGGTTTAAGCACCACAGCTACAACAACATCTTACCCTATCATTCTGCCACAAGTTAACATCAGTTTGGCTGATGGCACTTCAACTGGTGCAGGCAATGGTCGTTTGATCCGTCAAAAAGGTGCGCACAAGTTTTTGGTAGCTTATGTTGCTACAGCAACAAATGACGAAGATTTTATTGTTGGCCAAGCCTACAGTATCGCCAGCGTGGGTTCAACAAACTGGGCAGCAGTTGGCGCAGGATCAGGCACTGTAGCAGTTGGTGATATCTTCACTGCCACTGCTGTTGGTTCTGGTTCTGGAACAGCATATCCAGTTGGTATTTGTGTGTTGGCCAATGATGGCACACCTTCCGCAGGTTACATGTGTATTGAGTATTCAGTTGGCGACAGCTCTGCTGTGTATGCCAGTTACGTTACCAACAAGTGGATACGCGACTGGAACGGCATGACCTACGACAATTATAGTCCAAGCAATGCTGGTACCAACGTTCAAAGTGGTGAAAACTTCTATCCTGTGAACTTCTTCTCAGACGAAGGCACAGTTACATGGTCTGGTGCAGAGATTATCAACAGCACTAATGCACAAAACGGTTCATTGCAATTGGCCCAGGTGGTTAACGCCACAAGCTAATTAGATTTGATCCCACCATCCTCCTTGCTAACTACAAGGAGGATTTTTTATGACCACAGCATTTGTATTGGGCAATGGAGTAAGTCGCAAAGGCGTAAATTTAGAAAATCTACGCTCTCACGGCACAATCTATGGGTGCAACGCCTTATACAGAGATTTTATACCAGATGTGTTGATTGCTACAGATCGTCCAATTAGTGAGCAAATACAGCACTCGGGATATCCACTAAAAAATAAATTTTACACCAGAAAACCTCTTGATGGATTGGGCGCACACCGTGTACCCGACCCATACTGGGGGTACAGTTCTGGACCATTGGCAGCGGCTATAGCAGCAGTAGACAAGCATCTAACTATCTATCTGTTGGGATTTGACATGGCCGGTATTAATGATAGATTCAACAATGTTTATGCTGATTCAGAATTTTACAAACGCAGTGCTTCGACTCCGACGTATACTGGAAATTGGGAACGCCAGCTGCTCAAAATAATGCAAGATTATCCGCACACAAACTTCATTCGAGTGCATGGTGCAGTCACAGCAGATGTTCCAGAATTCAACAAACACCCACGATACTCGCGACAGAATATAGCGGAATTTCAAAGCCAATTTGGCGTTTGACCCAAATTCAACAAGGACTGGGTTCTGGTAAATATACCATAGGATCCAGATTCAGCATGAGTGAACCACAACAATTAATCAATGTAGGACAAGTTGCCAACGACGGCACCGGTGAGTCTTTACGTGATGCATTCAACGCAGTAAACAACAATTTTGCCAACGTTTGGGCTGCCGGACCTGTAGACTCTCAGGTGGTAATATCTAATAACCGGATTAGCACAAACGAAACCAATCTTGATCTTGTGTTGGCCGGAAATGGTGTTGGCAACGTAGTTTTGAGCAGTACCACAGTGCCCAGTATTGATTCTGTGTACGATATTGGTAGCCCAGTTCGTTATTTTGATACCACTTACAGCAGATACTATTATGGCAATGGTGCATTCTTAACAGGTATAAGTGGTAGCGGAAACGCCAACTATTCAAATGCCAACGTAGCTGCTTATCTTCCAACTTACACAGGCAATCTAGTCAGCTTGGCCGGTCCAGTTGTGACAACTGCCAATGTCACTGGCGGAAATATTAGAACTGGCGGAACTGTATCTGCAACCGGCAACATTACTGGTGCCAATGTTATTGCTGCTTTGTACACAGGCAATACAGTTTCGGTCACAGGTAATATCACCAGTGCCAATGTAAATCTTTCAGGCAATCTCAGTATTGCTGGCAATGTAAATTCAGCATTGACTGTTCGCGCAAACATTTCAGGCACCAATGTCATAACTGGTGGTAATGTATTTGGCAGTTATTTTATCGGCAACGGTAGTCAATTAACAGGTATTGTAGTAAGCGGCGGTAGTTCAATTAACAATGGCAATAGTAATGTAAGAATTGGTGGAGAGAATGCCAATGTTACTGTCAGTGTTAACAATGTTAGTAATGTAGCAGTTTTTACTCAAACTGGAGTAAGCGTTGCAGGCAATGTAACGGCCGCCAATTTCCTTGGCAATATTACTGGTAATTTGACTGTCTCAGGTGCCAACACCGAAGTACTGTTCAACAACAACGGAGTTGTTGGAACTGCCAACGCATTCACATTCAATTCTGCCACAAGTGTACTATCAGTTAATGGCAATGTTGTTGCTGGCAATTTTGTGGGCAATGGTCAAGCACTGACCAGTGTGATGGCCGATCGTGGTGGCGATTCAAATAATTGGAATACACTGATTCAAATGGGTGTTTATACGGTAAATAGAGTAAGTTGGGCAGGAACCATTGGTACTCCGTTGGACAGCCAGGTTTTTGTGGGACTATTGGAAGTGGTAAACAGTACAAACACTGCAATTGAGCAGGTGTTTTACCCAGGCACAGTGGAAGATGGAAATGTAAAAATTCAGTGGAATCGTGCGTATTGGTTAGATACTTGGACAGGTTGGGTAAAGATCGTTAACGATTTCCAGGTGGTAACTGGTGGTGAGTTTTGAAAAATTTAGGAAAAAAATAAAATGTCGAATACAATTTTAATTAAACGCTCAGGCACAGCAAATGCTGTGCCAGCCAGCGGCAATTTGTCCTTGGGTGAGTTGGCCATCAACTATCAAGACGGTAATTTATTCTACAAAGACTCCAGCGGAACAGTTCAGACCATTGCCAGCAAACAGTTTGTTTCGGTATCAGGCAATATCACTGGTGGCAATGTCAACACAAGTGGCTTGAGCCTAAGTGGTAACGTACTCAGCGCAATCAACACCACATCTAACATAACTACTACAGGTAACATAGCCGGCAATTACTTTTTAGGCAACGGCAGCTTACTAACTGGTATTGATGCTACTTCGATACAAAACGGAACATCAAACGTTCGTGTTGTAAGTTCTGGTGGCAATGTGGCCATTGGTGTTGGCGGCACATCAAATGTGGCTGTGTTTGCTACTACCGGTGCATACATCACTGGATTGATCAGTGCCAATGGCAACATCACAGGTGGAAATCTAAATGCTGCTGGATTGAGTCTAAGTGGCAATGTGCTTAGTGTAATCAATTCTACAAGCAATATTACCACAACTGCCAATGCAGCCATTGGCAATTTGTTAACTGATGGATTGTACCATGCTAATGGTGTGGCTTGGGATTTCCAACAACCAGCTGGCTCTAATACTCAAATTCAATACAATGATGGTTCTGGTGGATTTGGTGCCAGCGCCAACTTTACGTTTAACGACTCAACTCAACTGTTGAGTGTTGGTGGTGCTCAAAGTGTAACTGGCAATATCACAAGCGGAAACTTAAATGCAGCTGGATTGAGTCTGAGTTCAAATGTGGTTTCTGCATTGAACTCAACCAGCAACATTACAACTGCTGCCAATATCACTGGTGGCAACATCTTAACTGGTGGATTGATCTCTGCCACAGCCACAATCACAGGTGGCAACTTAGCCACAGGTGGAACTGCAAGTGCCGGTGGCAATGTAACTGGTGCTAATCTAATTACAGGTGGATTGGTAACAGCCGTTGGTAATGTGATTGGCGGCAACATCACAACTGGTGGCCAAGTTAGTGCTACAGGTAACATAACTGGTGGCAATATTAGCACATCAGGGTCTGGTGGCAACATCAGTGGCGCCAACGTAATCAGTGGCACTACTCTTTCAGCAACTGCCAACGTCGTTGGCGGCAATATCACAACTGCGGGATCGATATCAGCTACATCTACTATTACATCAGCGGCTAATATTGCTGGTGGTAATATCACTACAGGTGGACAAGTCAGTGCTACAGGTAATATTACCGGTGGTAACTTGAATACCACAGGCCAGTTGAGTACTTCTGGCAACTTGGCTGCTAACAATATTAGCGTTACCAATTCACTCACTTCCAGTATAATCAGCGCCAGCGCCAACGTTACTGGTGGTAACTTGTTGACTGGTGGATTGATCAGCTCTGCTGGCACTATTACTGGAACCACAATCACTGGGTCAACGCTGAGCTCAACTGGCAATGTGAATACTGTGGGCATTGTTAGCACTGGAAATATCTCTACTACAGGTAATATTTCAGGTGGTAATGTATTAACAGGCGGATTGAGTTTAAGCGCCAATGTAATCAGTAATATTAATACTACATCTAACATCACTACCACCGCTAATATATCTGGTGGTAATCTATTAACTGTTAGATTATCTGCTTCAGGAAACGTTGACGGCGCTAACATCAATGCTGGCACAGCAGTTTATACTTCAAACATTATTGGCAAAACCAATGCACTGACTCTTGAATCTATTAGTAATGGTAATATTAATTTGTTCCCAAATGGTACTGGTAACATTGTTCTTGCCAATACCATTATCAACGGCCTGGCAGAACCATTGCAAAGTCAAGATGCTGCTACCAAGTACTATGTTGACAATGCTGTAACAACTGGATTTGCTTTCCACCAGCCGGTATTTGCTGCCACCAATACAGATTTGGCCACAGCCACTGGTGGTACAATCACATACACACAACCAAACGGTGTAGCAAACGGCATTGGTGCCACGCTGACCACAACTGGTTCTTTCAACTTGATCGATACTGCTAACATTCAAACTGTTGGTACTAGAGTGTTGGTTAAAAACCAAGCTAATGCTGTACAAAACGGTGTCTATGTCTGGGCAAATGCCACAGTGATCACTCGTTCTGTAGATGCTGACCAATACGGTTCAGACAGTGCAGAATCATTCAGTATCAATGACTACTTCTTCACACAAAGTGGTAATGTCAATGCAGGTACTGCATTTATTGTTAATGCACCAGCAGGTACTATCACATTTGGTACTTCAAATATTACGTTTGCTGAATTCAGTAGTACACAAGTTTACTCAGCCAATACCTCAGCTGGTATCAGTCTCACTGGTACAGTATTCAGTACCAAAGTTGACAACACCACTACAGCATTTGACGGCGGCGGCAATATTGTTGTCAAAGTCAGCGCCCAGCTCACAACACCAAATATTGGTGCTGCAACAGGTGATAGTTTAAGTGTAACTGGTTTGATTACAGGTGGTAACATCACTGCTGGGTCCGGCTACGTCAGTACTACAGGTAATGTGATTGGCGGAAACATCACAACTGGTGGGTTGATTACGGCAACTGGTAACATTGCATCTTCTGCAAATGTGTCAGGTGGAAATATTCTAACAGGTGGATTGATTAGCGCCACATCCACAATCACAGGTGGCAACTTGGCCACAGGTGGTACCGCAAGTGCTACTGGTAATGTCACTGGTGGTAATGTCTTAACAGGTGGATTGATCTCTGCCACAGCCACAATCACAGGTGGCAACTTGGCCACTGGCGGCACAGCAAGCGCAGGCGGCAATATTACTGGTGCTAATCTAATCACAGGTGGATTGGTAACAGCCACTGGTAATGTGATTGGTGGTAATTTGATTGCTGGTGCGTTGACAAAAACAGTTGACTTGAGTATCAGTGGCAATGTGATTGGCAATTTGTTGCCTAGTGCCAACGCAACGTACAACTTGGGCGGTCCTGGACAACTTTGGAAAGATTTGTTCCTAGCTGGAAATTCACTGTATCTTGGCGATCAATCATTCACTGCTAATGCTACTGCAATTGCAACAGCAAATAACTTTGCTGCCAACAATTTAAATGCTGTTAACAGCATTACCGCTGGAACCACAGTATCAGCAGTAGGCAATGTGATTGGTGGTAATATCACTTCAGCTGGCTTGGCTTCTATTACTGGTAATGTAACCGGTGGAAATGTACTAACTGGTGGATTGATCTCTGCAACTGGTAACGTAACTGGTGGCAATGTCCTAACAGGTGGATTGATTTCAGCAACAGGAAATATTACATCAGCAGCTAATATTGCAGGTGGTAACATCCTGGGCGGTAGTGGTATAATCATTACTACAGGCAATATCACCGGTGGCAACATATTGTTTGGCACAGGCATTGTAAGCGGAACTGGAAACATCACTGGTGGCAATATCTTCCAAGGTGTAAACCAAGTATTAGATACAGCGTCTACTGTGGATGGCGGACTGTATTAAAATAGAAAATGATCAATGACAAATACAGTACAGCTTAAACGATCAAGTGTAGCTAACTCAATACCAGGCACTGGAAATCTAGTTCCTGGCGAGCTGGCCATCAACTACACCGATGGTAATTTATTTTACAAAAATTCTAGCAATGTAGTCACAGTTATTGCTAGTAATAAATTTGTAAGTGTAAGTGGAAATGTAACTGGCGATTACTTTATTGGAAACGGCAGCCAACTTACTGGAATTAACGCCACATCGTCGCAGATATCCAATGGAACCAGTAATGTAGCAATTGTTGCAGCCAATGGAAATGTGCAAGTTGCTGTGGCTGCTGTGGCAAATTCTGTTGTGATGGGTGCGGGCAGTTTGTTTGTTCAAGGCCCAATTTCTACGCCTAAAACTATAAACACCTTAGCTCTTGTGCCAAATGAAGTAAATGCTGTGATGATTAGTCCACTGACTATATCAGCGTTGGGCAATATCTTTGTGCCTACAGATTCTACACTCACAATCTTTACGCCAACATGATGCTAAATATCAAATACGAGGATAAATCATGGCAATTCAACTAGACGGCACAACTGGAATTTCAACAAGTGGCAATATTACCGCTGCCGGTACTCTTACAGTTGGCCTTTTTAATCCTGGTAATATCAGTGCTTCGGGTAATGTAGTTGGTGCAAATCTAATTACAGCTGGCGAACTGAGTGTGGGCGGAAACTCTGTTATCACTGGTGATTTAACAGTAGTGGGCAATGCTTCGCTGAGTGGTAACATTATTGGCGACAAAATCACCAATGGATCCACTTCAGTCGAAATCCCAGTTGCCAACGGAAACGTTAGCTTTACCATCGGAGGAAGCACAAACGTAGTTGTAGTTACTACAACAGGCGGATTTGTTACAGGCGTTGTTAGCGCCACAGGAAACATCACAGGTAGCAACTTAAATGCGTCGGGATTGAGTTTAGCTTCGAATGTTCTAAGTGCAATCAATTCAACTTCGGCTATCACTACCTCGGCTAATGTTTCGGCTAATAACGTTGTTGTGACCAATCATATAAACTCATCTGGTAACATATCAGGTGGTAATGTGTTGTCAGCTGGCCAAGTATCAGCAATAAGCAACGTCACAGGTAGTAATTTGTTAACCGCCGGAGTTGTTAGTTCTGCAGGAAACATCACTGGTGGCAACATAGTAACTATTGGACTAATTAGTTCTGCAGGAAACATCACTGGTGATAACATACTAACAGGCGGATTGATCAGTGCTACAGGCAACATCACAGGTGGTAATATCTTGGGTGGTGCCAATGTAAATGCTACCACACATACAGGTACCACAGTATCAGTAACGGGAAATATTACAGGTGGCAATTTACGAACTTCTGGAACATTGTCAACCGCTGCAAACATTATTATTCCAGGAGCCCTGAATGCAAGTGGAAATGGTACAATATTTTTTAATAACACTGGCACACTATCAGCTAATATTATTTTGTATCAAGAAGGTGCAAATGGAAATGTCACAGTTAGAATTGGCGAAAGTGCCACTGAAGGATTTGGATTATATTCATCTGGCACCATTGGTGCAGTTGGAAATTTAACTTCACTATCTAATATCATTGGCAATAACATCAGTTCAGCCAATATTATCAGTGCCACAGGTAACATCACAGGCAATTACTTTTTAGGTAACGGATCACAACTTACTGGTATTGATGCTACAAGCATACAAAATGGCACAAGCAATGTGCGTGTAGTAAGTTCTGGTGGCAATGTGGCTGTTGGAGTTGGCGGTACAAGCAATGTGGCTGTTTTTGCTACCACTGGTGAATATGTCACTGGTGTGATAAGTGCAAGTGGAAATATCACTGGTGGCAATATACTAGGCGGAGCTAATGTCAATGCTACTACACACACAGGTACCACAGTTTCCGTAAGTGCTAATATTACTGGTGGTAACATTTTAACACCTGGATTGATTTCAGCAGCAAGTACAATAACTGGTACCACTATAACTGGATCAACTTTAAGCTCAACTGGTAATGTTAACACAGTAGGTATTGTGGGTACTGGTAATATTAGTACAACTGGCAATGTGTCAGGTGGCAATATCTTAACTGGTGGATTGATATCTGCCACAGGCACTGTAACTGGATCAAGTTTGCTGGGATCAGTTGTAAGCGTGTCAGGTAACATCACTGGTGGCAACTTAAATGCAGGTGGACTAAGTCTAAGTTCAAATGTTGTGTCGGCATTGAATTCAACCAGCAATATCACTACTTCTGCCAATGTTCAGGCAAATTATTTTGTCGGAACATTTGTTGGTAACATTTCTGGCAATATCACTGCGCCTGGTTCAAACACACAAGTGGTATTCAATGACGGTGGTAATGCTGCTGGATCGGCTGTATTTACATTTAACAAAACTTCCAATGTGGTCAGTGTTGCTGGCAACATCATTGGCAACAACATCTCAGCAAATACTCAAATCAGTGCCACAGGCAATTTAATTTCTAACACAGGATTGTATGTTGGTGCTGGCGCCACTAGCAGTAGCCTAACCAACCCAATTATTGTAGCCCAGGCCACTGGACTTGCTTATGTTCAGGTAGCAGCTAGAAACACAGCCAATACTGGTTCTGCTGACATGGTTACTTACGCCAACAATGGCGATGATACCAGAGCCTGGACAGATATGGGTATGACTGGTTCAGGATTCAACGACACTGCATACACCATAACCAATGCCAACGACGGCTATGTGTTTGTTCAAGGCAACGCTGATGGTACAGGTGGCAATCTAGTATTAGCCACAGGCGAACTTGGCACCGCAGCAGACATTGTGTTTGCCACAGGCGGTTTCCTTGATGCCAACGAAAAAATGCGTTTTGTCAACGCAACTGGACAATTCTGGATTGAAACTACTACAAATTCTACCAGCGACACAAGCGGTGCATTGAAAGTTTCTGGTGGTGCAGGCATTGCAGGCAATGCGTATGTGGGTGGATTAATTTCGGCTGCTGGTAATGTCACCGGTGGTAACTTGTCTGGCACAAGTATTACCGGATCTGTGGTCAGCGCAAGTGGTACTATTACTGGTGGCAACTTGGCCACAGGTGGCACTGCGTCAGCAGGTGGTAATGTTACTGGTGCCAATATATTAACTGGCGGCTTGATTTCGGCCACAGGCAATATCACTGGTGGTAACATCTTAGGCGGAGCCAATGTCAACGCCACAACTCATACAGGTGCTACTGTATCGGTTACAGGCAATATCACTGGCGGCAATATTGTAACTACTGCAAATGTCAACGGTGGCAATGTTAACACCAACAACATAGTTGGCACCGGATTAACAATAGTATCTACTGGTAATCTAACATTGATCGCCACAGGTAACATTGATGCCAACAACGAATACATCAATAATGTGCCATCACCACAACAAGATGGTGACGCTGTTAACAAATTGTATGTCGATAATGCAGTTACAACTGGGTTTGCTTTCCACCAACCAGTGTTTGCTGCCACAAATACCACACTGGCCACAGCCACAGGTGGTACCATTACATATACTCAACCCAATGGTGTAGCAAACGGTATTGGTGCCACACTCACAACCACTGGATCATTTAACTTAATTGATACGGCCAATATTCAGACTATTGGTACTAGAGTGCTGGTCAAAGATCAAGCTAACGCTGTACAAAATGGCGTGTATACTTGGGCTAACGCTACAGCCATTGTGCGTTCAACTGATGCAGACGAATATGGCTCAAACAGCGCAGAAGCGTTTGGACTGAACGATTATTTCTATGTGCAAAGTGGTAATGTCAATGCAGGTACTGCATATATTGTTAGTGCGCCTGCAGGCACTATCACATTTGGTACTTCAAACATTACGTTTGCTGAATTTAGTAGCACACAAGTTTACTCAGCCAATACTTCAGCAGGTATCAGTCTAAACGGCACAGTAATAAATGCATTGGTTGATAATGTTACCACAGCATTTAGCAGTGGCAATATTGTGGTCAAAACCGGTGCTCAACTCACAACACCAAATATTGGTGCTGCTACCGGTACCAGTTTGGGTGTGACAGGCAATGTCACAGGTGGCAATATCAACACAGGTGGCGTAATAAGTGCCACAGGTAATGTTACAGGAAGTTATTTCCTTGGTAATGGTAGCCAACTAACAGGTATTGATGCTACAAGTATACAAAATGGCACAAGCAATGTTCGTGTTGTAAGTTCGGGCGGTAATGTCACCGTCAGCGTGGGTGGCACAAGTAATGTAGCAGTGTTTGCTACCACAGGTGAATATGTTACTGGGTTGATAAGTGCAAGTGGTAACATTACCGGCGGCAACTTATTGACTGGTGGATTGATTAGTTCAACTGGTAATATTACCAGTGTTGCCAACGTTGCTGGTGGTAATTTGATTTCGTCAGGATTGGTCACAGCCACAGGCAACATTGTAACCACAGCCAACGTGTCTGGTGGTAATGTGTTGAGTTCAGCGTTGATTCAAGGTGTCACATTAAGTGCAAGTGGCAATGTGAACGGTGCCAACATAACCACAGCAGGGTCTGTAAGTGCTACTGGCAACTTGGTCGGCGGAAATGTAACCACAGCCGGATTGATTAGTTCCACAGGAAATATCACCAGTGCCGCCAACATTGCAGGCGGCAATATAATTGTCACCGGTATAGTTGTCGACAACACAGGCAATTTAGATTTAACATCTTCTGCCACAAACGGCAACATTAACCTCATCCCTAACGGCACTGGTAATGTGTATACAGGTGCAAATTTACTGGTAACCAGTTTGGTATCTGGCGCTACATTGAGCGCAAGCGGCAATGTGATTGGTGGAAACATCACAACTGCTGGACAATTGGTCAGTTCTGTAGCTACAGGCACAGCACCGTTGGTGATTACCAGCACAACACTGGTTCCAAACTTGTATGTTTCTAGAGCCAACGTGAGCGATTATGATGGTGTTACAACCGCAACCACTGGTACATACTATCCAGCATTCTTTACAGCAGTCACTGGTAATGTGCAAAACTATGCCAATACCAACTTGTCTTTCAATGCTGCCACTGGTGTACTAACTGCTTCTGGTTATACCACAGCCGGTACAGTTACAGCAGCCACAGTCAATGCTGCCACAATTGGTAATTCAGGTGCTGCATTTACAGGCGCAAGCATTAGTGCCGCCACAATTGGTAATGCAAGTGCTGTTCACAACGGTGCCACAGTATCCATAACTGGCACTGTAACTGCTGCCACAGTTAATGCCGCTGCAATTGGTAACTCGGGTGCAGCATTTACAGGCGCAAGTATATCAGCTGCCACAATTGGTAATGCAAGTGCTGTTCACAACGGTGCCACAGTATCCATAACTGGTACTGTAACTGCTGCCACTGTTAATGCTGCCGCAATTGGTAACTCAGGTGCTACTCTAACAGGTACATTACAAACTGCTGCACAAACCAACATCACATCAGTTGGTACATTGACTGGTGGTACTTGGAACGCAACCAGCATTAGCACCACATACACTGATGCAAAAGTAACATCTGTTGCTAGTAGAACAGGTGCAGTTACATTGGCTCAAGCAGATATTTCAGGCTTGACCACTGGCAGTACCCCAACATTTGCTGGAGTGACAGTAGGCACTGGTAATCTCAGTGGCGGTAATATCAACAACAACAACACAACTGGTGTTGGTAACATTGGTACTTCTACTGTTACTTTCAATACTGTGTTTGCTAAAGCCACATCAGCACAATATGCTGACTTGGCAGAAAGCTATGCAGCTGATGCAGATTATGCACCAGGCACTGTGTTGACATTTGGTGGTATAAAAGAAGTCACATTTGCATCAGCATCTAGCGATACTCGAGTGGCTGGTGTGGTATCTACTAATCCAGCTCATGTGATGAATGCAGGATTAGATGCTGAACATGTGGCAGTATTAGCTCTAACAGGTCGTGCGCCAACATCAGTTGTGGGCACAGTGCGCAAAGGCGACATGATGGTGTCTGCAGGTAATGGTGCAGCTCAAGCATGTTCTACACCTAGCATGGGTACTGTGATTGGTAAAGCTCTTGAAAACTTTGACGGTGAGTCAGGCGTGATTGAGATTGTTGTTGGTAGATTATAAACTGGCCAACTCTGTGTGTTCCACAGAAGCCAGTTTTTGTTGAACAGCGTCAATGTTCACAGTGTTCCACAATCCTGGATGCATGGGCTTGGGCCATACACCAGCTTGAATCCATGCATGTCCAATGTGCTCGTCGTTGAGCACTGGCACAAATTCCGTATCCAAAACACAAACCCAAGTGTGATATTCAAACACACCATCTGCTGATGTAAACTTTTCTAGCGGTACAAGTCTGTGATATTCTGGGAAGTGTCCCAGTTCCTCAATACATTCTCTTTCCATGCCACCTAGAAGAGTCTCGCCAGATTCAACTTTGCCTCCGGGAAGGCCCCATGTCTCTGGATGTTTAGCGTCATTGCGCAACAAATACAGGTAACGGCCTGTACTCCGGGATAAAAACCAAACGCCTACAGCCTTTACAGTACCAAACTCCAAGCTCCGGGTGGGTACACTCCTTGATAGCTTTTTATCCATTGTTCGCCAGTCCATTCATATTGTGTACCAGTAGTTATGTTGGTAACATACTGAGTGGCAGTTTCGTCAGCGGCCACAAATACCACACGCCAACGAGAGCCATTCCACTCAATGATATCATTAGCCATAGCAATTAACGGTTGGCCGCCGGTGCCATCCCAGGCATTGGGATTGTCTGTGTTGTCCCAGTTGCCTGTATTTTCTGTCAGCAGGTATCTAACGCCCACAACAGGTGCAGGCAATCCAGCACCAGGACCACTTGCAAGTGGATTGATAATGGCATCAATGGGTGCTAGTGTGTTTTGTGGTGCAGTGTCTGGATCAGGTGTGAATATAACCAATCTATCATCGTCAGGATTAATCACAATAGTACCAACAATTGGGTTAGCAGTGTCAGGCGCCGCAATAGGTGGGCGATTCAATCTAATTTGACTGATACCCGGACGCAACACACCATAAGCTGAAATCACAGCAGGCCACAGCAGTGGTGAGTCTGCCACAATAGCAGTAGGATCCAAATCTTCATACCCGCCATTGGGCACAATTGTGGGATTGTACAACACTTGAATTTGATTGTCAATCACAACCAATTTGTAGTTCCATGGTGTAAACATCTGTCGTGTGCCTAGCAACAGATCGTTGTTGGTGATAGCATCAATGGCATCACCTTGTGCGTCAAAGATACCGGCAATGATACGTTCCACCACACCCAGTTTCTTGATCTTGGCTGGTGATGATATCCATATGGGCATGGAGAATTTGATGCTGGCAATGTCAATGGGATTTTCTGCACCTTGTGGAATTGCCCTTGAGCTCCATGTCAACTGATCCAAATACATCACACTCAAACTTGACCAGTCAATGTAGTTGTCAGTACTTTGCAGTTCTAATGAAGGATTGAACAGTGTTAAAATTTGCTCAAGTAGTTGCAGTTTCTGATTGGTGTTTGATGTCCAAATATCTAATGTAATATTCAGCTTGTACGGCACAGGCATCAAGCGTTCAATGGTGAATGCGTTTCCTTGTGTGGTCTCATATGTATCTGTAGCAGTATCGTATGTGCGCTGGCGTACACTAAATCTATCCACAAAGGTGGGATCTTGTATGCGTGGTCTATCGTATTCAAGATTGTTGATGTAAAAAGTCATTAGCGGAGTTGATGGCAAGGCACTGGCAGAGTTTTCTTGAATGATAGTCTGTGCATTGCGACTGGAATCACCATACCGCACAGGCACACGCAACAAAGTAGCATTGTTTACACCATCAGTTTCGTTGCCGTACTCAATTTGGAATCCTGAAAAGATTCTGGTAAATTGCAGTAGGAACCTGCGTATTTGTGCGTCATAAAAAAATTGTTGCATGTTTATCTTGAAAAAGGTGGTGGCGGGTTGGGTGGCAAGAAGCCGCCTTGATCGCCATTGTCTGCTTTGGGTTTGAGAGCTTGACTCAAACTCTGACGCTGTGGTATAGCACCCAAGTCAGTGGTATTGGTAGTGTATGTATTGTTCACAAAGCCCGAGCGTTGAGTTTGATTGACAGGTCCATTGTCTAAATTGGTGCGTACTTTTTCTTCAATCTTGATCCACATGCGACCATTGTATCGGAACAGTCTGTTGGGCTTGTAATCCAATCGCAAGCAGTAGTCTCCGGCCACAGGATTTGGAGGAAAACTCACACCTGGAGTAACTGGCAGGCCGTTTGGTGCTTTGCCATCACCAGTGAGATAGCCTGCGGTATACCCATCTGCTCGTGGAGTGACATTCATTCCGCCTTGTGTGCCATCAACTGTGGTGCCACCCATGGTATACAAACTGGTTGGGTTGGCAGGCTGACCATCTTCTGTTGTGGCCACAACATAAAACTTTTCAACGTCATATCCACTTAGTGGCACTTCCACATTGGCCTGAGCAAGAATGTCGTCATTGATCTGTTGATCTTTGGGTCTGGTACTCTGCATGTCAGAAATTGTGGGCGGAGTATACGGAGCCCAATATTCAGTGTTGGTAATGTCTGTGCCAGCAGGTGTATTTTTGATAGCACGATAATAAACATCACCATAATTTACAATGCTGCCACCAGGATAGAAATCACCCGGATCCCAAATGTATTCGGCCACAAAAGGCTTGTCCAATATGCTGTTGTATTCTTGTGCATTGGTCAGTGGCGTGGCTTTTACCCGCCACAAGTGCGGCAACCAAGTTTGGCTAAAGCCTTCTGATGCAAAGTTAGCATCCTGGATCACATAGTATCTGGGCAAGGCCAAGGGCAAGGCTGCATTTAATGGATTGTAATCTTTCAAATTTGGCACTTCGATCACGTCGCCGTTCATGAGTTTGCGACCAAATGTGTCAATCATGTCGTTGTAGTGGAATGTTATGAACAAAGTGTCAGAGTTTAAAAACAATCCAAACTGAGTCAAGTCAAAGTCCACATCCTGCACACGATACACACCGCGCATGACGTAGATGTCTGGATCATATATTCTGTCTCTATTTTCCAGCAACAGCAAGTCTTGGATGTTTAGCGGGCTTTGTGTGTCGTAAATGGGCTGTGTGACATCATAGTTGCCCGACAGCGCAGAATCTTGCCCACCTGTTTGTGGGCCCAGATATTTGTGGATGAAAATGTCGAGGCCACCTACCGTGTACATCTCACTAATAGTGCGATCCAAAAATTGGTAGTCTCTTGTGCGATTTGGGCGGTATAAACTTAGACGTGGCATAGTGTATATTTATGGGCAGGTTGACCAATAATTTCCAACCTGTTATACTTTGGGCATGAAAGTAGTTAAATTAAACAACAGATTCCGCCAATACAAACAGCACGGGCATGTGATTGCTGTGCGATGTGATAGTTGGCTGGGGGAAGGCACGTCTTTTGAACAAATATGCAAGGCCAAACTGGGAGGCCGAGGCTACATGCCCGACAACGACTGGCATGCTTACTTTGGCAAAAACAACGGCCGCGCCAACCGCCCATTCTGGGTCTCCTTCCGCAGGGAATCAGATCTTACTTTAGTACTACTTTCTGCCCAGTTGACCAAATAATTAAAATCTGCTATAATACACACTTGTTCACTACAGGAGTCTGTATGCAAAAGGCAGCAAAATTTGTTGCAAAGTATTCTACTGCCAACAAGTCCAAAGCAGTGGTTCCTTATGATCGTATACAAGCCACAGAAAAATGGGTGGAATACAGCCTGGACATTGTGGACATGAATCGTATTTTGATGCAGTCAGACTTTGACACCAAATGGCGTCTAATGGAAGCCCTGGACGTTGCAGAGCGCAAGAGAAAATACATGTATAACCACAAAAACTTTAAACTCAAACGTGCTACGGAATTGTTTGAACTCTGCAAAGATTTGGCTGTAAAATAAGTAAGGACACACATGAGCACCACATTCAAAATTAAACTGCTAAACCCCCGCAGTTCTGACACCAACATCTTGGGCATGGAGCCAACTTGGCAAGTCCAGCCCACAGAGTATCGTGCCAGCCGACTGAGCAAGGCGTTCTCTTGGTATAACTATTTCTACGGCAAGAAAGATGCCCGGGACATGATTGTGAACTACTTGGAAGCACATGATCGTAAGGCCGATGTGCGCCTGCTTAAAGGCATTCCAGATTCGGCAATTCGACTGACCACAGGCTGGCTGTGCCGCATGAGTATGGTAGGACTGGAACTGCATGACGCAGAACAACTCAAATTGCAAAATCAATTGCGAGAAATCTTAGACAGCAAGCAAAACGAAGTGACAGAAGTCACAGAAGAGCCTGCTGTGGCCAAACCCAACATCCAGGACCGCCTGCGCGAAAAAGCGTCAGAGTGCAACGGCGAACTGGACGGCATGTTTGACGAGTTCATGTTGAGCGGTGCCAAACTGACTGCAGACTTCAAGCCGGTGTCAATCATGCGTGGGCTAAATGTGGCACCGCAAATGATCAGTCAAATTGCTGACAACTGGAAGCGCAAACTCACAGAGTTTGAAGCAGTGGTTGAGGGCAAGGATGCACAACTGGTAGAAGCATACAGTTACCTTTCTAAAATCCAACTGCGCAATGTGATCAAGTTTTGCGAAGCTGTGGTCAACGATTGCGGTGCTTATGTGCAGATCAAAAAAGTGGAACGCAAACCACGCAAGGTCAAAGCAGTGCCACCAGAAAAACGTGCGGCCAAGTTCAAGATTCTGGCAGAATTTGCAGAACTCAAACTCAAGAGCCAGCCAGCCGCAAGCCTTGTGGACAAAACCGAAGCCTGGTTATATGACAGCAAAAAACGAAAACTCATCCACCTTGTGGCAGACAGTCATACACAGGCATTCACTGTAAAGAACAACTCAATCATTGGGTTTTCGACTGTGGAAACAGTACAAAAGACTCTGCGCAAGCCAGCAGAACAGCTGAAGGGTATTGTGGGTGCAGGCAAGCCCGCCGCCCGTAAAGCATTCAAGGATATCAAAGCCACAGAAACTGCATGGAACGCCCGTGGCACAGAGAACTTGATCATCCTTAAGAGTTGGTAAATATCGGCATGCAATTTATTCCAGACGAGGATCCAAGTGATCCTCGTGTCTTTGTGCCCAATGTTGAATTTTACATAACCAATGTTTGTAATTTGGCCTGTCCAGATTGCAATCGATTCAACAATTATAATTTTCGTGGCTGGCAAGATTGGCACGACTATGCAGAACAATATCAACAATGGGCCAAGTATATCAAACTGCAACGGATAACTATCCTTGGTGGAGAACCATTGTTGAATCCCTCTATATGTGATTGGATTGATGGAATCAATCAATTGTGGGGTAAAACAGTCCAGGTACTCACAAACGGAACCCGTTTAAATCATGTGCCAAATTTGTATGACCGCATGATCAAATTTCACGATCCGGCTTTGCCTTGGAAAAAAAACTGGATCGGAGTTAGCATACACAATGAAAACGATAGACAACGATGCTTTGATGAAATACGCAAGTTTCTTAAAGGCACAATCACCTATCATGCAAAAACTGATCTTGACAATGAAGATAATGCAGTGACTTATGGTGCAAATCATGCATTTATAGACAGCAATGGCATGAGAATATGTGTATGGGAATACGATTCTTTTTACAAGGCCTCAATACAACAAAATACTCAAGGTAAATTTATTTTATGGGACAATGATCCAATTGAATCGCACAACCAGTGCGGGTTTGTGCTAAACAAATGCTATCATTTTATAAAAGCCAAATTATACAAATGCGGTCCAGTGGCGTTATTTCCTGAGTTTGATCAACAGCACCACTTAAATATAACTGATCAGGACCGTGAACTGATCAATGGGTATCAGCCACTGAGTGTTGATCAGTTTGATCAAAGAGGTAAAGTATTTTTAGATCATATAGATGATGTAATCCCTCAGTGTAAATTTTGTCCAAATGGCAGTCAGTTTGCGGGCAAAAAAATATTTGCAGTAAGCAAAAAAATTAATTCAGTTAGTGGGTTTGATTGATATGAAAACAGTATTATTGACTTTTGGAGACAGTTGGCCACAGGGGGTGGAGCTTGGCGATGGAAAACGCTATGGTGAAATTCTACAAGAACAAATGAAGTTTGATGAATTTTATAACTATGGTCTTGGCGGCACTAGCAATGAACACATGCTACGACAATTGCAAAAATACGTTGATGAGCATCACACGCCCGACCACAAAACAACTGCAATTTTTTTCTTAACAAACCCACACCGCACTGCATACTGGCCTCATGATTCAGATTTCAATGTACACGGCGAGTATCGTCAACACTGGAACGACGAAGCCAAACAAATTTTTATGAAAACATGGTTGCATTTTCACACAGATGAAATTACTGTGATGAGATCAAGTTTGAGTGTTTGTGCATTGCAAAGCTGGTGCAACCGTTGCGGTATAGACGATTATTATTTTTCTGGTTGGGTAAAATACCCCACTTGGTTGCCGTGTGTGGACACTGATAAAATTTGGGCGCAAGGAACAGAAACTGTAGCTGATTGGTTTGGTGCTCCAGATCACAACGGTGAAAATTTATATAACGTAGAAAACAATCCCTATATTCGACCCAACTTTTGCCACCCAAATCAGCTAGGACATCAACTTATAGCTGATCGGTTGCAGGGTTGGATACAGTCTACGCAATAAATACAGGGACACGGAGTCCCTATGGCAGAACAGCAAGACACACTTTCTCAGCTCAAACAAAATCTCATTGAGTATGCACAGCTTCAGCTGGGCAGTCAAATCATTGATTTGGAACTAGACCCATCCCACTACGAAGCTGCATATACCAAAACAATTGGCACTTACCGCCAACGAGCCAACAATGCTTACGAGGAAAGTTACAGTTTTTTCACCCTGGTCAAGGATGAAAACATCTACACCCTGCCACAAGAAGTGGTAAGTGTGCGCCAGTGTTTTCGCAGAACTTTTGGTGATGCAACTGGTCCTTATGCTTCAAACTTTGACCCGTTTGCACAGGCTTCGTTGAATGTTTACTTGATGAACTTCAACGTGGCTGGTGGTCTTGCTACATACGACTTTTACAGTCAATACACAGAGTTGGCTGCTAAAATGTTTGGTGGATATTTCAACTATACATTTAATCCTGTTACCAAGAAACTACAGTTGATTCGTGATCCCAAGAATACTGGCGAAGCTGTGCTTATCTGGACCTATAACTTGAAGCCAGAAATCAATCTCTTGAGCGACTATCAAATTTCACAGTGGATCCGTGACTACATGGTAGCCAGCTGTAAGATGATCATTGGTGAAGCACGTGAAAAGTTTGGCACCATTGCTGGCCCACAGGGTGGCGGCACTCTAAATGGTACCGCCATGAAAGCAGAAGCCAAAACAGCCATGGACGAATTGATTGGTCAACTGGTCAATTATGTGGATGCCAGCCAGCCATTGACCTGGGTGATTGGTTAATACAATATAGACACACGGCGATAAATTTGCTATAATCATCACATGGACTTGATGATTGATCTTGAGGGCTTGGGAACAGGCCCCGACACTACTATTCTTACCATTGCTGCCCAGGCGTTCGATCCGTTTGGCTCCGGCTACTACGAGCAATCATACTATGCCAGAGTCACACTGGAGAGCCAAGAAACTCGTAGCATACAGCAAGGTACTATAGAGTGGTGGGCCACACAACCTGCTGTGGTGCGTGACGAAGCGTTTGCTGAAGAAGACCGCATACCCTTGGATGAGGCACTGGACGGGTTAGGCAAATTAATTTGGCATGCTAAACGTATTTGGGCGCAAGGACCCACATACGATATGAACATCCTTGAGCATGCTTACAAAAGTTACAACAAACCTCTACCCTGGCAATATTACCAGGTGCGTGACAGTCGCACAGTGTTTTCACTGTGGCCCAACCAGCCAATCCCATCCACTAGTCACCATGCCTTAGAAGACTGCCGCAGACAAATTGGCATGCTACAAAACACACTTAAATACCTCAACGTTCGGGAGTTAAAATGATCATTGGCATCTGTGGATTCATTGGGTCTGGTAAAGACACCATTGCTGACTACCTTGTAAATTTACATCACTTTCGCAGAGAAAGTTTTGCTTCAACACTAAAAGATGCTGTGGCACAAGTGTTTGGCTGGGATAGAACCATGCTGGAAGGGCGCACAAAACAAGCCCGTGAATGGCGCGAGCGTGTGGATCCATGGTGGGCAGAGCGCCTGGGCATGCCCACACTAACACCGCGTTGGATCTTGCAGTACTGGGGCACAGAAGTATGCAGAGCAGGATTTCATGATGACATCTGGATTGCCAGCTTGGAAAACAAACTGCGTCACAGCCAGGATGATGTGGTGATTTCAGACTGCCGTTTCCCCAATGAAATTCTGGCCATTAAAAACACTGGCGGGCGTGTGATTCGTGTGGTACGCGGACCCGAGCCTGCTTGGTATAATGCGGCTGTGAGTGTTAACCGTGGCCCAACTGGCAACTCAACCTGGGCACTAAGTCAACGTAAATTGGAAAAACAAGGCATTCACGCATCAGAAACTGCATGGGTAGGCACCAACTTTGATGCTGTGTTAGACAACAACGGTACCCTAGATGACTTGTATCAGCAGGTTAAAAATCTGGTTCAAGATCGCCCTGACGCCACGGAAGATCGCTCTTAGACAGCTCTACTTCACAGTTTCTACAAACTGATTTGAGATTCTTAAGTGTGGCATTGTTCAAGTTTCCATCTGTATGATACACAAAGATTTGGCCAGCATACTTGGCTTTGAATCCACAGCGATCACAGCTCATTTTTTTCTTGTAGCCCGCTGACTTCCAGCGTGGTTCTCGGGGCTTGAGTCCCCGCCCTTTTCTAGCACAGTTCTCGCACCGTGATCGATAGTGTGTGACATCCTCACGCTTGTAGTTCACAGCACAAGGGCGTTGGTGGCAGGCTTGACAAATGGGTCTCATACGGTATTTAGCGGCATGGACCTTTATTAAAGGTATTCAAAACGGCTGTTTTTTTCAAGGTCTCAATAAATATTAGAACTTGAAAAGGATTCAACCATGGCTCTCACATCACCCGGCGTACAAGTAACAGTAATTGACGAAAGTCAATATATTCCATCAGCAGTCAACACAGTACCATACTTCTTGATTGCAACAGCACAAAACAAAGTATCTG